TTTTCACCTGCCATTCTAGTACGCCTTCTTCCTTTAAAAGGACTGGCTTTTTGTCTTTCTCTAGGACTAATAATATCTTTATCTCTTCTAATTCCTAAAGTATATCCAAGTTTTGTTGTAGGTAAAATCATTTTTATCTATGACTATTTTCTAGTAATAACCTTGTTCCTACAGCAACATCAGCAGGCCCTGGAAGTGCCTGAATAAATTCTGCACCTTCTCTATTAAATCTGTATCTTGCTTGAGCTGGATTTCTATAATTAGGTACATATAAATGCATTGCTAATCTATCTGTCTCATAAATATAAATTTCTGTCCAAGTTTTTAAAGTTTCTCTAAAATCTGAAGTTGCAACTGTACGGTCAACATCACCTGCAATACTCTCTATTCTATTTCTTGGAATAGTATCGTTGTTAATACTTCCAGTCATGTCTGTACGTTTTTCTGCTTCGTCACAACGACCTAACTGTTCAACAATTTTACTAACCCAAAAAGAATCTTGAACATTATTTAATGCTTCTTCAAGTCTAGCTTGATCACCAGCAGGTATTGAAGTTAAGTTATAACCTAAATGCCAACGAACTTTAGACTGTATAAATGTGTCAAGCTTCATTCAAACAAGTAAAATTTACCTGTTACTAGTCTACTCTCACTAAGTTTTCTTTAAATATTTCGTCCCAATCTATACGTTTAATTCCTCTTAACTGTTCAAGTTTTGTAAATCTCTCTCCTGACAGTGTAGTTTGTAAATCTTTTATATCTCTTGCAGTTTTTAAACCTACTCCGGGCAAGGCATCTGCTATCTGTCGAGCACCTGCTGTGTTGATGTTTATGCGACTATCTACAGGAAAAGTTTCTTTATTACTTACTTTTGCTTCTTTATCTCCAGAAGCAGATAATTCTGCTTTTAATCTTTCTTCGGTTTTTATTTTTTCACCTGTAGCAGCAACACAAGGTATTAAATCTTCTTCATTTACATAATCAACTTCATCATTAGCATTCATAACCATCACAACACCGGGGCCGTGTTGAGATATTTTTTCAACTATTCCACCGTTAAGTTTGTGCTGATACAACATAATTAAACTTTGTCTTCTTCTAATTTAGTTTACCTTAAGAATTTTTCATTGACAATGAAAAAGCGAGTCGCGAGACTCGCCTTTCCAAAATATTCAAAAATATAGATTATGAATCGTTACCACCTACTTGTGAAGCAAAGTCGATGAAGGATGAAATATCACTCCACTCAACTTGTTTCGCTGGGCGTAAGTAGTTAACACGACAAACAAGGTAAGCTGCTTTACCTGCAGTGATGTCATCTGCAGATATAGATACACCGTCACCATTAACAGAAGTATCTGTAATAGCGTCAATGTTGAACACTTTGAATGTAGTGTTTGATGTTACTTTGAACATCATTGAATTTGCTGCGTCTGCACGAGCAATTGTGGATGTAACACTTGTCCAGAATGGAATGTCTCCATTTGTTGTGTCTCCTGTTCCTTGAGCAATAGTTGTACCACTGAATGCGATAGAACTAGAAGCTGCTGCTAAACCGTTAAGTTGAGTTGTAGGAACACCGAAAGGTACAGCACCGTTAGCTGGACCAAGTAAAAGTACCTCTGTATTAGTACCAACAAGGTCTGCTGTTATTGGAGATGCTGGGAAAGAAGGAAGACCACCTGAAGGATCATCTTGAGCAAGAGCTAGGGACGCACCATATACATATGCTGGTCTACCTGAACTTGCTTCAACAACCAAACTTGTGCGGTCATCTCTAACACGATCATCAACTCTTCTATCTGGAGAAGGTACAGTTATGTCGAAGCTCTTAAAGCTTGCTTTATCAGCAGAGGCATTATTGATTTTTACAAAACCAATTTGTTCGAAAGCTTCAATTCCAGGCCAGCCAAATACACCTTCATTGTTAAATGAGGATAATTTGTTTATCTGATTACCTGGTTGTAGGATTGCTCCTGCGTTACTTTTGTAAGTTGCCATTAGTTAATACCTCCTATTACTCTGTAATTGTGAAGGCAGTGGTAATGAAGTCCTTATTCAAGTTCGCAAAACCAGCATAAAGCTGCCATATAAGGATAATGAATCTTGAGAAATCATCATTATTGTTAATTAAAACTTGAGCATTAGGACCACCAATACCAACACCAATTGCTTGTGGGCCAAAGAACAATCCTGCTGGAGTTGTCCTTGTGGAAGCACCTGCACCGTTACCAATATCGACCGAAATTTCTTTGGCAGGGAAGTTTGTAGACTCAAAGAATCTTACTCCTTCAAACACGAATCCAGAAGGCATAACTGGCTCACCAGCTACGAACTGAGCTTGTCCATACTGTCCACCAGCATAGAGTGCTTGGTTAGGACCCATTGCACCCATTAGAGGGTTACCTTGTCCCATTCCTGGATATCTTGCTACTTCACGGAAGCCTTGATCGGCTCTTAGATCTTTCATGAATGAAGGATCTGCTATACAACGATAATATCCGTCTGCGAAAACTGGTACGTGACGTTTTCTTAAACTCTTAACTACCTCAAGAAGGTCAGTTTTTACATTGAACTTAAAACGCTCAGAAGCAAATTCTGTAGCACTGTAAGCATTCAATGCAGTAGAGCTAGACTTTGTCTTACCATTTGGATAGTAATGTCCACCCTGAGTATCAGAGGCAGCACCACGAGATTCAGACTTGAATAGTTCATCGAGGAATACACGATCTCTCCATCTTCTATAGTCGTCTAATAAAGTCAGTGAGCCAATTGACTGGTGGAACATATTTAAGTTCCCAGTATCAAGCAGCAAACGCTGAGCTGTCATTAGGGTTTCTCTAGCAATTTTGAATGTGCTAGGAAGAGATGTGTTGTTAGGGTCAGCTGGACCTGTATACTCTCTAAGAGATACAAGTACTTTGTCCTTTACGATAGATCTGCTGTTAGCTGTTCCAATGGTCTGGTCTTGAGTCCTCTCTCTAGAGGTCTTAGTTCCAGGATTGCCAAAGAAACGGTAGCGGTCTAACTGAACGGTCTGACCTGGCTGCTTGGTGAAGTCATGAACAACCACAGGCTCTGTTGCCATTTCTACGATATACGCAGGATGTGGTCTATATAACTCGGCACCCAGCAGCTTCGGAAAATCGTTATCTATAAACATTTTAGAATTTCAGCTAGGTTTGCTGATTGTGAACACTGTATTGTGTTCTGTATAACTGGAAAATAAATTCCATTAAGTACAATTATACTTACCCTTAATAAACGAGATTATTTAAGTTTCTGGATTAATTACTGATTCAGTTGTAGTTCCGTCTAACTGATTGGTCAAAGAATATGTCGTTGGTCTTACAACACCTATACGTCCCATTGGATTAACATATCCGTCTGCAGGTTGTAAATCAGGCTCAGAAGCTTTAATCATTTCTGATTCCATTGCCATTTGAGCTAAAGCTTTCTCTGCTTTACCCTTTGCTTTTTTAGCTTTTGCGTGTTTCATTTACTTTTTACCTTTCTTTGATTCTAAAGGAGGCTGACCTACAGGTAACTGAGATAATCCAGCTGCTGGAAGGTATTGTGCTAAGAACATCTGCTCTTGACTTCTAATAAAATCTTGATTTTGTTCTGCAGCTCTTAGATTCTGTGGAGCTAATAAACCATTTGCAGGTAAAGGAGAACCTGGCAAATTAAGTTTTAAATATGAAGCATCTAAATCAGAAGGCATTTTTGCACCTTCTACAATTCTTGTATCACCTTCACGCATTCTTATATTTGCATATTCATCTCTATTGCCAGCTGCTAATTGATTCATGGTGTCAGTACCACCAAATCCAACTAACTGAGGAGAACCTATAGGTCCACCAGCAGTTCCTATTCCTTGTAAAAACTGATCTGCCTTTTCAGAAGTACTAGCTTTTTTCTTATGTTTCATAATTAAAAATAAAATGGGGTGAAATTTTTAAAAATCACCCCTTTTTTTATTATTCCATTACGAGAAGTTTCTCGCGGAATACTTGTGGATTCTGCTGTGCAGCATTTAAATATCTCCATGCATTTTGTGGATCTCTATCGGCTGCTCCACCGAAGTCTTTCCAGAAATCTTGTGAATTTGCTGGAGCTTGTGGCTGTGGAGGAACAGGCATCTGAGGTCTTGCTGGAGCCTGTGGCTGAGCTTGTGCAGCAGCTGGGTTAGGTAGCTGTTGTCCTGCAAATGTAGGAGCTTGTGGATATGCTGGAGCATCATCCTCTACTGGATATGGTCCATTCTCTCCAAAGAACTCACATGTATAGTCAGCTAAAACATCTGGATCTGTAAGAATTGTCTCATAAGCTTTATGCTCTGTTGACATTTCTTGTAGAAGATTAACTGCCTCTTGCAATTGAGTATTTGTTGTTATAAGTGAATCTTCTAACTGACAGGCATAGTTATTAAGCACTGCTGGAGCATCTGCACCAAAATGATTAATTACTTCAAGACTTGCCTCGCTTACCCCGTTTGCTAGGAGCTGGTCTTGTGTTATCTCCTGAGAAGTTTGGGAATAATTGTTGGAGTATGCCTGGCTGTTGTTGTTCGAAGGCGTATAAGTCTGCTGAGCCTGATTGTTGTATGGGGTTGTTTGTTGGTATCCGTAGTTGGCCTGGTCTGCTGCTGGATTCGCCACTGATTGTTGACCCAGGGATGGGAACTGAACTGGTGAACTCAGGAGCCCGACTACTCTGTTGAATGCGTCCTTGTATGGGTTCTCCGCTTGTGGAGCTGCCTGTTGTGGCTGGGGGCTGTACGCTGTAGGGTTGTATGGGATTCCTTGTACCCCCATCTGGGCTTGTGCCACTGGGGCTGGGGCCTGTGCTGGTTGGGATGGATTCACCCATTGTGGGGAAGTTGCCACGGAAGGAGCTTGGGCTGCTGTCTGAGGAGCCACGTAGCTGCTCTGCTGGGTCTGGGATACTTGGGGTGCTGATTGGGTCTGCTGAGCGGTAGCGTCCTGCATAAGTTACCTCTTTTTGTAATGACTCTAATGTTCGATATAAGAATGGAGTTAAATCCAAACGTGGATCAGCTGCCATCGGTAAGTTAGGCTGCTGAGGATGTGGGGTTCGCATTTCCTGATTTATTAAGTCAATAAATGCGGAATATGCCCTCTGTACTTCACCTACCATTCTAAACGGAAAACCAGAAAGCATCCCTGCAATTTCGTCGTCAGTTTTCGAAGGAAATAAGTACTTCAGTGCTTCTATACTATCAACCCCCAATTCTTGAAGGTTTCTAGTAAAGATGGATTGATTGAGTTTATCTTGTGCTGTATCTTCATAAACAGGACCCATCCATCTCCAAAGAACTGTTCTATCTCCGTCTGGAGCTAGTCCTAAAACACCATCAGGTATTTCTTTTGTTTCTACTGCGGTTTCAACAGCTTTCT